ATTAAGATATATTGACCCAAGTAAAATCAAAAAGGTCAGGGAAGTTGCCAGAGAAACAAAACAGGGAACAAGTATAGAATTAATAAAGAAAGTTGATGAATATTATTTGTATAATGATAAAGGTATTGCAAGTCAGGGGACTTCTCAGGGAATAAAAATTGCAGCTGACAGTATCAGTTATTGTCCGTCTGGTGTAATCGATCAGAACAAAGGACACGTTCTTTCTTATTTACATAAAGCAATTAAACCTGTTAACCAGTTACGCATGATTGAGGATGCACTGGTTATCTATCGCATATCAAGAGCTCCAGAAAGACGTATCTTCTATATCGATGTTGGTAATCTGCCCAAGATAAAGGCAGAACAATATCTTAAAGATGTGATGAACCGTTATCGTAATAAACTGGTTTACAATGCATCAACTGGTGAGATACGAGATGATCGTAATCAGATGAGTATGTTGGAAGATTTCTGGTTGCCTCGTAGAGAAGGTGGTCGAGGAACAGAAATTACAACTTTGCCTGGCGGTTCTAACTTGGGTGAGATTGATGACATCGTTTATTTCCAGAGAAAATTGTATCGTTCATTGAACGTACCTGTCTCTCGTATGGAAGCTGAACAGGCCTTCAGCCTTGGACGGTCAACAGAGATTACAAGGGATGAACTGAAGTTCACCAAATTTGTACAACGGTTGCGTAAAAAATTTACTGCACTGTTTACAGATATACTTAAAACACAACTCATACTCAAGGGTGTTATTACTCTTGAAGATTGGTCAAACATTAAAGAACATATACAATATGACTTTTTACAGGACGGACATTTTGCAGAACTCAAGGAAGCAGAACTTCTGAAAGACCGATTAGAAGTTTTACAAACAGTAGAGTCTTATGTCGGTACATTCTTCAGTAAGAAATGGATTCAGAAGAACGTACTAAGTATGACTGAAGCAGAAATTGATAATATGCAAGACGAAATAAATAAAGAATCTGGAATGGATCCAGATGAAGGTGGAGTCGATGTTCCAGATAGTACAGATGGTGTTACGAGGTATCCTCAAGTCGATGGAGCCCCTATAGACCCTGATGATCCAGCTGGAACTGGTAACGGAAACGGAAACGGAGATTATTAATGAGCGTTAAAGATTTAGTAGACAAGTTAGTACAAGGGAGTCATCTTGAATCAGAAGATGCATTTAAGAGTGCGATGGCCGACAAGGTTGGTGCTGCACTGGAAATTAAACGGCAAGAAGTTGCAAACAGTTTTGTTAAGAGTGTTCCAGAGGTGGAGGAAAATGCCGAAGAAATTTGAACAGGTATATGTTCCTGTCTTGGAAAAGGACGAGCATAAGAAATCGAAGGAGTATAAAAAATTATCTCCCAAGATGAAGAACGCCGTTGACGATATTTTCAAGAAAATGGATGCGAAACCTTCAGATTTCCTAAATACTTTTGAGAAAACTATTACAACGGTTTCTAAGAAATATAAAGTTCCAGAGAAAGAACTCATGGGCTACTTTGAAAAAGAAATACTGGCAATTTAAGGAGAGATTATAATGGCTTTTGCGACTAGAACATTAAGAGATACTGCAATGGGAAGCGTATCTGGCGCTGTAGGTGGAACAGTGACCGTCTTGGTTAATATTGATGATGATACAACTGCAACAAATGCTATCCTAGATGCAAGTGGTTTAGATGGTCATGCAAACGGAGCTAAATTACACATCAAAAGACTTTGGTGGGGTTTAGTACAAGGAACTGCTAATGATGATACAGGTCATGCCGCAATTATTGAACAGGGTGATTCAGATGTAACATTAATTGACCTTGCTGGAAGTGGACATTATGATGGTTCTGCTGGGTTGATTAAATCTAATGCAACAAATACTGGCGCAACCTCTGGTGATATGGAACTATCTTGTCAAGGTACATCAGGTTTTATACTGATTGAATTTGTTAAAGATGAAAACTATACTGCATAATAGAGGTTAGATAACATGGATACAGTCAAATTAATATCTGAACAATTCTCTGATGAGATAGATTATATCTGCGAAGAAAAAGAGAATGGTAAGAAAGAATATAAAATAAAAGGTATCTTTATGCAAGCGGATGTAAAAAACCGCAATGGTCGAATATATCCAATGGAGATATTGCAAAAAGAAGTAAAGAGATACAGCAAAGAGTATATCAATGAGAAACGTGCGTTTGGTGAGTTGGGACACCCAGATGGCCCAACAGTTAATCTTGAACGTGCATCGCATATGATTACTGCATTGTATCCCGATGGAAAAAATTTCATTGGTGAAGCAAAAATACTTAAAACACCTATGGGTGAGATTGTAAAAAATCTCATGGACGAAGGTGCAAAATTAGGCGTGTCCTCTAGGGGAATGGGTAGTTTAGACCAAAAGAATGGTGCGAACTACGTTAGAAATGATTTCTATCTCGCAACTGCAGCTGACATTGTTGCAGATCCTTCCGCTCCCAACGCATTTGTCGAGGGAATTATGGAAGGAAAAGAGTGGGTTTGGAATCATGGATCACTTGTAGAGGCCGAACTAGTGCGTATGAAAGGACGAATGGAACAAAAAGTTCGGTCTAAACACGCAAAAGAGGATGCTTTGGAGTTTGCAAAGTTCCTCAAAATGTTATAATTTATAAATAATCTTAATAAGAATATAAGGAGAAATCCCCATGGCGGATAACGAATTAGATAGAACGATTGAGGAACTCGAAGCCGAAGTTCTTGCAGAACTTGAAGAGGCCAATGGACAGGATGCTCCGAAAAAAAGTGGAGCTCCTGCTGACAAAATGGACAAAGCAGAAGGCGAAGTCCAAGATACGGGTAAAGCAGTAGTTGACCCAGAACAAAAAGATGCTCCGGCTAAGAAAGTCGTAGCAAAAGCAAAAGAAGTAAGTGGTGAAAAATCACAGAAGGGTGAAGGAAAACCTGAGAAAATGGATAAACCTAAAGCTAAAGATGACGGAACAGGTGCAACGAGTAAACCTCTCGCTGCTGGTGATGAAGTAGATCACGATGGCGAAGTCATTGCAGAAAAAGAAGCAGCACCAGAAAAGAAATTAACTAAGACACAAATGTCTGAAGTAATTTCTAAGGGCATGCCAAAAATGAATAAGGTTCAATTAGAAAAACTTTATAATGCTATGCATAACAATGATGACGAAGAAGAAGAAGAAAATGAAATGGATGAAGTCAAGAAGGAAGCCATTGAAAATCGAGTTAAAGAGATAGACGTTGCAGAGCACGTTGAAGCACTCGTAAATGGCGAAGGTGACTTATCCGAAGAATTTAAACGTAAGGCTGCAACAGTGTTTGAAGCTGCGGTTAAATCGAAGATTCGTGCAGAGATCGAAAGACTCGAAGACGAATACGAAGTAAAACTGAAAGAAAATGTACAGTCAGCAACAGATGAGATGACTGATAAAGTCGATACATATCTCAATTATGTTACTGATGAATGGATGAAGGAAAATGAACTCGCAGTCGAACGTGGATTAAAAGGTGAGATTGCAGAAGATTTCATTTCTGGTTTGAAACAACTATTTGAAGATCACTACATTGATATTCCAGACGAGAAATATGATGTGTTAGAAGCACAGTCTGAAAAGATTTCTGAACTAGAAGGCAAAATCAGTGAAACAATCGAAAAGAATGTATCATTGAAAGACGGTAATGCTAAACTGGTTAGGGAACAAGTCATATCTGAGGTTTACGAAGGTTTGGCTGATACAGAAATTGAAAAGTTTAAGTCCCTGACGGATGATGTGGAATACACTGACGAAGAATCTTTCCGTGAAAAGTTAGATACTTTGAAAGAAAGTTATTTTCCAAAAACATCAGTGGAAACGACTGAAAATATCGATGATGTAGAAACTGGCACCGCACAGGACATTGATCTAACTCCATCTATGGATGCGTATATGTCTGCCATAGGTAGAACGGTCAAATAGTGCAAAAAAGTTAATTTATAAATAAACGTAGAAAAATAATAAGGAGAAACAAACATGTTTCAAACAGAACATCTACAAGAAAAGTGGCAGCCAGTCCTCCAACATCCAGATCTCCCTGAGATTTCGGATAGTTACAAGCGGGCAGTCACTACAGTAATTCTTGAGAACCAAGAAAAGGCACTCAAAGAAGATCGTGCGTTCCTTTCAGAAGCCGCACCAGCCAACTCAACAGGAAGTGCAGTTGATAATTGGGATCCAATCCTAATATCACTGGTCAGACGTTCAATGCCGAACCTAATCGCATATGATGTATGCGGTGTTCAGCCAATGACAGGGCCAGTTGGTCTTATCTTTGCAATGCGTTCACGTTATCAGTCTCAAACTGGTGCAGAAGCGCTTGCAGATGAAGCCTTGCCAGGTGGACAAGGTAAATCTAACCAGAACGCTGCTGGTACTATCGGTGGTGGGGATGTCGGTGCAACCGAAACTAACCCTGCTGTTCTTAACGATAGTCCTTCTGCTGGAACATACACCAGTGCGACAGGTTCAACTACTGCTCAAGGTGAAGCATTAGGTGACAACTCTAGTACTAACGTATTTGCAGAAATGGCGTTCAGCATTGAGAAGCATACGGTTACTGCGGTAACAAGAGCTCTCAAAGCAGAGTATTCAATGGAACTCGCACAAGACCTTAAAGCAATTCATGGTCTTGACGCAGAAACAGAACTTGCGAATATTCTATCTGCTGAAATACTTGCAGAAATTAACCGAGAAGTTGTCCGTAACATTTATGTGTCTGCTGTCAAGGGTGCTGGAGTCAATACAACGACTGCTGGTATCTTCGATTTGGATACAGACTCTAACGGTCGATGGTCGGTTGAAAAATTTAAAGGACTTCTCTTTCAAGTTGAGAGAGATGCAAACGCAGTTGGTCAACAGACTCGTAGAGGAAAGGGTAATATGATTCTTTGTTCTGCTGATGTTGCATCTGCATTGCAAATGTCTGGAGTTTTGGATTATACTCCTGCTCTTTCCAATAACCTAAACGTAGACGACACAACTACAACTTTTGCTGGTGTTCTTAACGGACGCTACAAAGTTTATGTTGACCCCTACGCTGCAAACGTAGCTGCTTCTCAGTACTATGTTGTAGGTTATAAAGGTACTTCACCGTATGATGCTGGAATGTTCTACTGCCCATACGTTCCGTTGCAGATGGTTCGTGCAGTTGGAGAACAGACTTTCCAACCGAAGATTGGTTTCAAGACCCGATATGGTATTGCTGCTAATCCTTTTCATACTGGTACAGTTGCTGCTACCGCTGAAGGTGCAATCTCGATTTCGAGTGCGACTAACAAGTACTACAGGAAGGTTAAAGTTACGAACCTTATGTAATAATAAGAGTTGGAGTAACCAACCACAAGTTAAAGGGGGGTCAGTTGACCCCCTTTTTTTTATTATAAATAATATTGGGGAATAGTGAAATTTTTAATAAAGAAAAATATTTAAGAAATCTTTCCAAAACGCCTTCGTTATCTTGGCCAGCAGTGATTTTGTTCCTTGCCGGTTCTTTGATTTTTGGGCTATCTTCCTTTGCGGCTATTAACGGTAATATACCGTTTCTTCTTGCCACTCTAATAAACGGAGTTTGTCTTTATTTCTTTTTCTCACTACTTCATGAATCTATTCATGAAACTGTTTCAACTAACAAATTAGTAAATGACTTATTAGGTCGGATTTCCCTGTTTCTATTAGTACCTCTAGCTCCTTTGGAAATAGCAAGATGGATTCATTTGAATCATCACGGTCATACAACGTGTGATAATGACCCAGATAATTTTATGCATCATGGGAAGTGGTGGGTTCTACCATTACGATGGGCAAATTTCGATGTTTACTACATATCCATATTTGTTAAAGAGTGGTTAAAGGGAGGGCCAGTCGCTAGGCGTCATGGTTTTTCAGTACTGGTTTATGTAACTATACTACTTAGTATAATAGCTGCATTTGTTGCTCTTGGATTTGGATATGAATTTTTGTTACTTTGGGTTTTACCATCTCGCATAGGATTAGCATTAGTTGGTTTTGTTTTTGTATTCCTACCACATCACCCAGCAGACATTTCTGCACATGATAATAAATACCAAGCAACAACGGTACGACAAGGTTGGGAATGGTTACTTACACCACTAATGGTTTTTCAAAACTATCATCTTATTCACCATTTGTATCCCAATGTTCCTTTTTATAACTACTTGAAGATTTGGTATCTTCGGTATGATGAGTTAACTTCAAAAGAACCAGCACTCCAAACTGCCTTCGGACTCAAGCCAGTTAATCGAAAATATAGTTGATATTAAAGTAACTTATAAATAGTATTATGGCTACTTCACAATCACCGATATCTCGGCAACCAGATAAATTAGATTATCTGAGTCCAACACAGTTTAAGTTTAACATTCATCAACTACCAAAAGTTGAATTTTTCACTACAGCTGCAAATGTGCCTGCAATAAGTTTGGGTGATGCTGTATTTCCAACTCCATATAAAGAGATACCAATGATGGGTGATACCCTCAGTTATGAAAATCTTTCAATAACTTTTATTGTTGATGAGTATCTTGAAAATTATATTTCCTTGCACGAATGGATGACTGCAATCGGGTTCCCTAAAAGTAGAAAGCAATTTTCTGATTTTAGATCTGCAACAGCAAGTACACCGATTGCAACACAAGGTACGAGTAATGATATTGGTGATGTAAAAACAGCAACATCTGCAAGAGGAATGTTTGGCGATGCGATTCTTACCATGTTGACTAATAAAAATAATCCAGTGGTCGAGGTTCGTTTTCAAGATTTATATCCTGTTTCACTTGGAGCATTGGACATGACACAGACTGCCACAGATGTTGAATATATATCTGTAACCGCAGATTTTACTTATAAAATATATGAGATTGTGACACTATAACGGAGACTTTATGACCCTTGATGAATTGAAAGCTCAGGTTGAAAAAGACCTGACAATAAATGATGAACGATTAGATACCGAATCTCTAAGAAACCAAGAACTCTATTCCAAATATCTAGACTACAAAACAAATTTTGAACTTTTATTGCACCGAGCAAAGGGTGAGTATAAAGTTTTATATCGTGAGAAATGGGAATATTACGGTGGCAAGGCTGATGCAAAAATTTATGTAACTAAACCTTTTGACCTTAAGGTTCTCAAAACAGACTTGCATGTTTATATAGAGTCTGATGAGGACATTATCAAATCGGAACACAAGGTTGCGTATCTGGAATCGGTAATTAAATATATTGACGGTATTCTCAAATCGATTACTAATCGACAATGGGATATTAAAAATGCAATCAGTTGGAGACAGTTTGAAGCTGGAATGATATGAGTGTATTTCTTGGGAAGTGGATTGGTTACTATGAAAATGTAGTCCCCGATGAACTTTGTGATGGCATTATATCTTATACTATAGAAAGTAAGGAGTTGACCCCATCTACATATTCTACGCACGATGGTACAAGTCCTAAGAGTTCTCAGAGGGTGTTTATGGACGATGTATGGTTTCGGGTTAATGAAAAGTATTACGAGGAAATGAAGGAACACACACTAAACGTCCTTAGTATTTATCAGAAAGTTCACAAAGTTGTTTGTAAGAGGTATACAGATTTCAGAATAAATCGTTATAGTAGTGGCGGGTTTATGTCGGAACACATAGACAATATCCATCACTCGCATGGCCAACAATATGGTTATCCTCATTTGTCAGTGTTACTTTTCCTAAACGAAGATTACAAAGGTGGAGAATTTGTGGTTGCAGATAATGAATACAAAACCAGCAAAGGTTCTGCAATTGTTTTTCCTTCCAACTTTATGTTTCCTCACAAGGTAAACAAGATAGATTACGGTGCGAGATGGAGTGTGGTGTCATGGTTAATGTAAAAACCTACCATTGTTTTCCAACATTGATTCATGAATTTAAGGGATACCAAGATGCAAATTCCCATATGAATATGTTAAACGTTATTGAGTTTGAAAAAAAGGGAGATGATTTACATCAGCATCCAGCCTTTAGAGATTTTAGTCAAAGAGTTTTAGAGTGTAACAAACATATTTTAGATACAGATAAGTATCAGTATGAAAACGTAGAGATAACAAATATGTGGGGGAACACTTTATCAAGGGGTGATGATCATCCACCACATACGCACTCTAATAATATATTATCTGGTGTTTATTATCTACGAGCATCTGAGGAAGCTTCTCCGATACAATTTTTTGACCCACGGCCACAAGCATCAACATTTAGACCAAGAAACAAATCTAACTGGAATAACTCTAGCATGATTCAATTTAATCCTGTAGTGGGTATTGGATTTATATTTCCTTCTTGGTTGATGCATTGGGTTCCACCTACTAAGGTGGAGAGAGTTAGCATATCATGGAATGTAATCGTTAGAGGCGATTACGGTGAACCGAATACTTTGCAAAATGCACATATCTAAACTTGACGAAGTATATTTAAAAATTGATGTTGACTCTGGACTTGCAAGAGAACTGTCAGATTATTTTACGTTTGAAGTGCCAGGCGCTAAGTTCATGCCTGCGTATCGTAATAAAGTCTGGGACGGTAAGATACGATTATTCTCTATACAGGCAGGAAAAATTTATGTTGGGCTATTACCTTACATAGAACAGTTCTGTTCAACAAATGAAGTCGAATATATATTAGACGGAGAAGTAAAAGATGAGAAGCTCAGTTTACAGAGAAATACGACGGCAGATTTTATCAAATCTCTCAGGGCCACTTCCAATGGAAAGGTTCTGGACATCCGTGATTACCAGATTGATGCCGTATATACAGCAATACGAAAGCATCGTGGTTTATTTCTTAGCCCTACCGCTTCTGGCAAATCACTAATCATCTATGCGATTGTAAGATACTATAATATTTTATTAGAGAAACGGAAGATACTAATTCTTGTTCCAACCACATCACTGGTAGAACAAATGTATTCTGATTTTATTGATTATGGTTGGAGCGATGATTACTTACATCGTATATATGCTGGACATGAAAAGGATACTGATAAGTCAGTAGTTATTTCTACATGGCAGTCTTTATACAAAATGAAGAAACCATACTTCAAACAGTTTGGTTGTGTCATAGGTGATGAGGCTCATTTGTATAAAGCAAAATCTCTTACCAGTATATTGACAAAACTTGATATGTGTAAATATAGGTTCGGATTGACAGGAACTTTGGATGGAACACAAACTCATCAACTAATACTAGAGGGGTTGTTTGGTTCTGTGCAGAAAGTTACATCAACAAAAGAGTTGATGGATAAAGGAACTTTAGCTGACTTAGAAATAAAATGTATCGTTTTAAAACATACAGAAGAAGAAAGCAAAGAAATAAGGAGATCATCTTATGCTGAAGAAATTAACTACTTGGTGGGCCATGTCAGGCGCAATGCTTTTATTATTAACCTTTGCGATAATCTGGAAGGAAACACACTTTGTTTGTTTCAACTGGTTTTAAAGCACGGCAAATTTCTATATGATGAAATGAAGAACTTTGATAGACAGGTTTTCTTTGTCTATGGAGGCACAAACGCAGAGACAAGGGAAAACATTCGTGCGATTACAGAAAATGAAAAGAACGCAATCATTGTTGCGTCTTATGGTACATTTAGTACTGGTGTCAATATTAGGAACTTGCATAACATCGTGTTCGCAAGCCCGAGTAAATCTAAAATTAGAGTGCTCCAATCGCTTGGGAGAGGATTGCGTAAAACTGGAAGTAAACGTACCGTTCGATTATTTGACATTTCAGATGACCTCAGCCACAAAAACCACAGAAACTTTACACTAAATCACTTTTATGAACGAATAAATATATACAACGAGGAACAATTCGATTATAAAATCGACAGAGTAAAACTATGAACACTAATTACCAAATACTAAAATTATCAAATGGTGAAAATATTATTTGTGATATTAAAGATCAGAATGAAAGTGATATTATATTAGAGGTAACTGCACCCCTAAAAATGGATATTATGAGCCGTGCAACCCAAAAAGGGATAGAAGAAGGTTTGGCTTTAACTCGATGGGTGCAACCATTTACAGACGAAAAAGAGATTGCAATTAACAAGTCTACAATTATAACGATGGTTCCAGCATCTTTGGGAATGAGTAAATATTATGAATATGTTCTAAAAAGTATAAAAGGAATGAGATTGGTTACGTCCACAACAGAAGATATAGAAGGAGAGCCAACTGATAAAAATTTAGAACAAATTGAATTAGAAGGGCGTGTAGAGAGAGATTTTAAAGATTGGAACAAACAAGAAGAACTGGAAAGATTGTTAGAAGAAACGACAGAGTTTTTAAAGAAACATACTAGAACAATTCATTAATACTATTCCCCTCTGGTTATATAGAATTATACAGATAAGTTAGGGCATTGTCAATCACTTGACATTACCATACCTTATACTGTATAGTATATAGTTAATTAAGTACAATTGTACATGAATAAAAGGACGAAGAAAAAATAATGGCTAAAAAGAAAACAGTTCATTATGTTAACAATGTAAAATTTCTAGAAGCTTTAAAAGATTGGAATGAAAAATGTGAAGAAGCAGAAGAAGAAGGAGAGCCAACTCCACAAGTTACAAATTATATTGGCGAGTGTTTTTTAAAAATTGCAAACGGTCTTTCATATAGACCAAACTTTATTAACTATACTTACAAACAGGAAATGATTTCTGATGGTATAGAAAACTGTTTGCAATACATACATAACTTTAATCCCGAAAAATCCAAGAACCCCTTTGCATATTTTACACAAATTATATACTACGCATTTATTCGTAGGATACAAAAAGAAAAAAAACAAACTCACATCAAGCACAAGATGATTGAGAACCAAGAGTATGTAAATTACGTTACGTTAGAAGGTGACGACACAAAATATTCTGTGGGGGGATTTGATCCAACGATTATGGTGCCTGATGAAGCTGTATACAAAACAAAGAAAAAGGAAGTTCAATCAAAGACCTCCGGCTTGGAAAATTTTATGGAGACTGATACTTGAAGATTGCATTGATAACCGATACCCATTTCGGTGCTCGTAATGATAACTTAAATTTTAATGAATACTTTTACCAATTTTATGAAGGTATATTTTTTCCATTTTTACAACAGAATAACATAAAGCATTGCATCCATTTAGGTGATGTACTCGACAGACGGAAGTATATCTCTTACCGTATTGCAAAAGATTTTCGTGAGCGGTTCATCGCACCATTTAATCATCTTGAGGTGCAACTCCATATGATCGTGGGGAACCATGATATCTATTTTAAAAATACAAATGATGTAAATTCATTGACTGAGTTACTTGCAGACAAGTTTGATAATGTTAATATCTATGCAGAAGCACAGGAAGTTGACTTTGGTGGATTCCCGATATTGTTGATGCCGTGGATTAATCCACAAAATGAAGTTTATGCAATGGGTATGATGGATGAAACCCGAGCTGATACAATGTTGGGTCACTTGGAGATTGATGGATTCCAGATGTATAAGGGATATGAATCTCAAGGTGGAATCTCAAAGAAAGAATTTTTAAGATTTGATACGGTAATGAGTGGCCACTTTCATCACAAGTCTGATGATGGTCAAATCTTTTACTTGGGTTGCCCATATGAGATTACTTGGAGTGACTATGATGATCCAAAAGGGTTTCATGTATTTGATACAGATACAAGAGAACTACATCGTATTGTTAATCCATATAAAATGTTCAGTAAGATTTATTACGATGATAGTACG